CCTTAGGTTCTGGATTACGAGGAAACACCCGTTGAACTCGCTGCCCAGGAACCCCCCGTGGAGCCCGCACCCGGGGAGGCCCCCGAGGAACCCGCCCCCGAGGAACCCGCCCCCGAGGAAACCCCCGAGGAACCCGCTCCCGAGGAAACCCCCGAGGAACCCGCCCCCGAGGAAACCCCCGAGGAACCCGTTCCCGAGGAAACCCCCGCGGAAGCTCCGAGTGATCCTGACACAAATAGTCCTGACCAGCCTTCTCCTGATACCAACAACGTGGATAGTGAAGAACCTGTTACGTTGGATCCTGTGGATACTGCCCCGGATGATACTGAAAATATTCCTGAGGATGTGCCAGAAGATTCTCCTGTGGATACTACGGAGGATACTCCTTCAGATCCTGAAGCAAACGCTGCCAGCGATCCTGCTGTGGATACTACTGAAGAAGATGATATGAACGACGACGACATTGTAGCCGTCAACAACGAAGAAGACACGATTCCCGCACCCACATCTGACCCCCAAATGGGAGACATTTATCCGAATGAAAATATCACCTTTTCTGTCGACAATCCGGCACCACAAACCCCGAACCTTGTGTTTATTGTTCCTTACCGTAATCGCAAACAACAATACGAATTTTTTTCGAGTCACATGAAAGTAATTCTAGAGGATTTACCCGCGAATTCGTACCGAATATTGTATATTCATCAACAAGATCAGCGTGAATTCAATCGCGGGGCCATAAAAAATATCGGATTCATCACCGTGAAAAATCTCTACCCCGACGATTACCAAAATATAACTCTCGTGTTCAACGACATTGATATTATGCCTTATACCAAAAACTTTTTGAATTATTTTACCACGCCGGGTACTGTAAAACATTTTTACGGATTCACGTTCACCCTGGGCGGAATCGTCTCAATTACTGCGGGCGACTTCGAGAAAGTGAACGGGTTTCCGAATTTCTGGGCGTGGGGATACGAAGATAATATGCTACAAAAACGCGTGGCTAGTGCGGGGCTCAAGATTTCACGTGACCAATTTTACCCGATTTTGAGTCAAGAAATGCTCCATTTTTCAGAAGGCATCACCCGCAACATTAACCGTACCGAATACGACATTTATCAATCAAATACCCAGGAAGGTATTAATACGATATCCAACATACAACAAAACATAGACCATGATACCGGATTTGTAAACGTAACCTATTTTTATACTTCGCGAGAAGAGAACACGACCACCAAAGCAACGTACGATTTACGCAATGGCGCAACCCCGTTCAAAACCATAACTGCCGCGGGATTAATGAATAACAAACGTCGCAAACCGGCGGCGATGCCCATGATGTTGTAATCTAATCACACATAAATCGGTAGGTCAAACCAATGTTTTCCGAATCTTCCCAAATACCGGATATTTTGAGTACAAACCGCTTGGGCACCGCAAAATTTGTACCGCGCATTTTATCACTCATAATTTTGTAATGTATTTTGATTAATCCGTTTAATAACTGATTTTTCAAAATAGTCATGGATCGTTTAGTACAATGATAAATGTTTTTATAAAATTCCAATATCGAATTCTCAATACTGATTAAACGATTGACGATCCTTTCGTTAAACGCCAACTTGGGCTGTAATTTAACAAAAAACTTTGAGCCACCGTTGTAAGATACATTTCGGGTATCAATGTCTCGCACCTCTTTGTCACGGGTCAATATACGGGTATATTGTTTTTCGGAATGGTCGGCTCTGACGTTGTAATCAATGATACCGTCCAACAACAAATCAACCATTAAAAAAATGCCATGAGATATAAAAAAATGATCAGAATAGACGATTTTGGTGAACTTACCGTCCATGATGATGTTTTTTTTATTATCCAGGATGAATATATTTTGAATGTGAAATTGTGACAAATCGTAGACTATATTCGCGACATTTTTTTCACCTTCTTTTGAAATTTTGGAGTGGACCGTATTTGATTGATTTGTTTCAGTATGGGGTTTTAACATAAATGATGAACTTATAGTAATTGTAGTAGAAGCATTTATTTCAGTTTATCATAATAATAAAAATTCAATATTATATATATTATATATATTAAAGAATGGCATCACCCGATGTATTTAGAAATGATTTAAAGTCTTCCAATTTGAAATGGAAAGGAATATCGTATCAACAATTGGCTTCTGGGATAAAATTAAATACTTATGCGAAAAATACCGTTTTATTTCCCAAATTACTGATGAAGGCCCTTCCTCTACAAATATATCGTCGCGAATTGGGAAGTACTGCCACCAAATGTAATCCGAGAACATCATTGATCGGACAATTTGACAACCCAGGACAGACAATTGTCACCGCTTACCCCACCAAAAACGGTTTAGCTCTAACCTTGGACAAAAAAAACATAAATTACGACAACAACTCTTGCCAACATCCGAATGCTCCATCCAATAGTCAACAAACTTGCCAGGCGTTTCAATCGCCTCAAATCAACGCGAAACGTAGAGTAAGAAGTGCCGGAATGGTACGTCTCAAGTACAATAACGTAAGCTCAAACTATTTTACCGACACTAACCAATATTTGACCAGTCGCAACCGCACATTTCAACAAAATCAGTATTTCCATATTCGCCAAGGTGACCCTACCGCCACACCCGGAACTTTAGGCGCCGTCAATAACATATATTCCGCGAACGGTTACGACAATTGTCCAAAGTTTCTTGTCTCGGCACCCATTACATACCAATACACGTGGTTGAACAATGGCACAAATGTAGGTCAATCAAACACCAGCGTTTTTACGGTAACCATTCCGGTAGGATTGTACAATATCGATGATTTCAATAATATATTAAACAGTACGATGTTGACCAATTTACACTATATGACCAAAATGATCACAAATACCCCATTTTTCTTTTTGACGTTCACTTACAACGGAAATTTGGATCGTGTGGTATTAACCTCTACTTCCATGAGTACTTCCACATTTTTACCGAGTTTACTCTACAAATACCCCAATTTTAAGGTACAAACTTGGTCCGTGCCGTCTACTGCGTTTAATCCCCAAGTTACTATTCCCATTCAACCCATTTTCCAATCGGGTCTCGGTTTCGCTAGTGGTACATATCCTGCCACCGGAAACAGTACGACAGATCAGACGAGTACGGGAACGGGCCAACCTTCATTGAAACGTAATTATGTACCAATTTATTACAAACCGAACAATCCGGAATTCGCTTGTCAAGGTGCAGTTTCGGGAAGCAGTTTGATCGCCCGAAAGAGATACGACGCGATTACCAACGCGGCAAATAAACTACGCACATCATACGGAATTCAATCCGCGGATGCGATGGCCTACGGTGTTCCCGGACCGGGTTATACTCTCAAAGATCGCGTTGGATTTCCCGTAATCAAAACTCCGGTCATTACTAAAAATAATACAGAAAAACTCTGTATCATTAACCGTCGTATACGTAATTTACGTAACGGCTAAAAATAATAATACGCGACGTCGTGATCTACACACCACTGTATACATTTTTGTAAGTGTATTTTAATCAAATTTTCCAATTTGTTGTTTTCCGGGTGTTTATTTTTAATGGGAAATTCGGGTTTTTTTGATCCGAATGATGTGGAGGATTCTATGGTTGCCAATGAATTGGTAATATCAGAATTGCTATTCGCTTCTTGGTTCGTGCGATATTGCTCGTCAGTAATGTACCGACCAATGTGTTTGTTCTTGGTTTCAATCAAAATAATCGTCTGATAAATATTCTCTATTTGCTGTTGACCAAAAATCGCATTGTATTCTTCAATTCTATATAAAAAATATGCCGAAATATGTAAATTGCTCAAAAAGCGCGATACATACACTTCTCGTCTTGAATAATCCATCATTTTTTGAAACGCCATTTTGATGTTGGGGAAAATGTGTGAATCGTTCGGAAAAATAAAATGTTTACACACCAAATATTTTTCCGAATTCGCGTATCGGCTGGTCTGTGGTTTGGTAATATATACCTTTTTGTAGACCGACGACAAAATATACAGAATGTCCAATGTGTGTTCCATGAACGTATCAAACAGTTTCAGTACAAAATGTCCACCTTGTTTTTGTAAACAAATTGCGTAACACATTTGTGCGAATAAGAGGGGCGCAATGTTTGATTCTTGCTGATTAAAGTCGGCAGAAAAGTCAAATCCACCGTCGGCCGTAATAAAATCCATAGAAGAACCGTAGAGTTCTCGGCAATGAAGCAAGTTTTCTAAAGATAGAATGTTTCCTGTACCGTCCGCACCAGTTTCAATGTGTACATTCGGGTTGGATCGAATAAAATGTTCGCTTTTTTTCCACCCAGGAATGTTTGAGTCGTTATTGGAATGATGATTTTGCGGAGCAGTCGTGTCATCCAATATTGTCATTCCGATGTACTGATCGTTTCGGTTTTTGCGTAAATTTACCATCGCTTCAATGAATCCACCGGGACCTTCCGCCAAATGAAACGTACGAATGGCCGATTTTTGCGGGAAAATCAACATAGTAGGCTGCGGAAAACTCGGGTTATGATAATCAAAAAAAAAGAACCGCAGGATTTCTATCATTTTGAAATAAGAACGCGAGAGGGGCTTGTATTTGGAGACACACTTGTTTTTACCGGGGATAAGTGTATTGATAAATTCATAAGGGTTTGTATATTTTTTGAAGAAATCCCACTCTTGTTCGAATCCTCTTATTTTGTTTTTGATTTCGTACAAATAATTGGACAATGAATTCGAAATAAATATTTCGGGACAATCCTCGGAACAAAGACAATCTATCGCTTTATAAATATACATATTTACATTGGGTAATAAAAAATACAACATATATTTTACACAAAACTATTGGATAAGATATATTCTAAGAACAATACGGTTTATATTCATTTATGGAAACAAAAATTTATCCACCGTGGTTCTAACGCAAAAACTACGATGTACAATGATTCCCAGTATGAACAGTACCACGGCATTCATCCAAAACGGATACCCGTTCAAGAGTGAAAAAATATAAGCAAAAATGAGAACCACGGAAACATCCAAAATCGAAATTTCCAGTATACGATATTGACGTAATCCTTTGCGCGTACCGGCTTCTCCTAATAAATTCTTGTATTTGGCTAAACCGGGAAAAGGACAACTCATTCTTGAGATGGTTTTACCGGTTTCTTAATCTTTATGGAGAATTTCTTTGGTGGCTCCGACGGCGCGGGCGGGGCAGGAAGTACCATCGGCGGTTCCGGGCTTTCTTTCACGGTAGATACCACCACGTTTTCCTTTTCCAAAGGTACATCCACCACTTCGTTGGTCGATGCCAGAATAGTAACACGTTTTCCTTTGGGAGCTTTGATTTTGATCTTTTGAGAACCTTGGCGTTCAGATTGTTTCAAGATTTTATGTTCCATTTCCGATAAAATGGGCAATTCAATGTCACGCTTCATATGTAACTTGAATACCTTCTCCGCATTCACCCGCGTCGCTTTACGGAAAACAAAATAGCGGTTCAGAAAGGAAATGCGTTTTTCGTCGGTTGACATATTTACCGCAGTACCATATTCGCTAGAAATATGGGGTTTTCGCTTAATTTCCGACATCATGTGTTCAAACATTTCATGAAATAGCCCGGTTCCCGCGGGCAAACCCATTTGTTTTGCGGCAACGTCTTCGACTAACGCAAAACCGTAATCACTCATGACATTGACTAAATAGTCAAAATTGACCAAATATTCCCGGAAAGTTTTGTTGATAGTTTCTTGGTATACATTGATGGGATACCCAATACTTGTATCGTCGGGAACAAACCCGGTATGCGAATATTTTTTAGTCAATTCGAATATTTTACGGTCACCGTCAAAGATCACCATGGATTCGCCTTCGTTTTTGTTTTTCAAGAGTTTGAATACGGTTTCACCATCGTAGCACGTGCCGATGAAATGACCATTCAACCGGGTACACTCGGCCAAATTTCGCAAAAAGCGGTGAAGAGTCGCCTTGTTTTCCCAAAAATAGTGTAGAGCAAATTGGCAAGAACTCACATTGAAACCGTCTTGTGCTACACCATACTGTTTATACACCCCGTCGCCGAGTAATTTGGCATCTTTCGGTCCGTTACCAAATACTGCGTCGGCGATGGACTTATCCTTGGGCGTAGAAAAGGCGTCTCCGTTACGAATAAGTTGGGCAGTTGTTCCGTTTACAAAAAGCGCCGCCGGGATGGGTTTCACTTTCCGACATAACTTCAAATAACGCGCACACGCACCATCTAAGCGGTTATGAATATTGGGCACGGAGATATCGATACCAAACACAAACGACAGTTCTGCTTTGATCCACTTGGACAAATCTCCCGCTTTCCCTACCGCATAATCTATCAAAGTATCTTTGCGTTGTGATACGGCCAAAATGAGATTACGTTTTACATACAGATTATGAAAATCGCGTAATCCGGCGGTACGTTTTTCGCTTCCTGTTCCTTCGCCCAATGCACCCAAACGGTTGTAATATACTCCTTCACCCGCGGCACCTTCATCGGAAATATCCACCATTTCGGGTATATCCAGACCATCCGTGATCATTTTTTTTGTCACGGGCCGATGAATGGATTGCCAATTCGTGTTTGCGACATGATACGCGTTGCCGAAATTATTCAATCCGTTGCGCAATTCGGTGGTTTTATCGTAGCGTACTCGAAGCGGTTTCCATCTCCACCCGGGCGCATTCGTCGGATGATAACTGAATTCCACAATCATATGATCTTCGAAATATTCGCCTTCTTCACTATAGAGCGCCAAATGTTGATTTTTGTCTTCGCGCAATAAGATGTTTGCGTAACATGCGTTCGGATCGTAAGGGTCGGTAGGTACAAATTTGACAGGTTTGTACAAGGATACATTTTCATTGTCGCCAAAGACGGGCAATTTACCGTTGACCAAGTCTTGAAACGGTTGAAGAAATCCGTCCGTTTTTTCATTAAATCCGCAACGAAGTTCGAGGGTTTTATATTGGACAAAATTCTGAAGTCCTTCCACATTTTTGCCATCTTGGAATATATGATGAATTTCGTCCTTGCCGTGTTTGTCCTTTTTAATGGAAACCAGGAAATCAATGGTGTTGAACTCGGGCGGTTTCCATTTGAACGAACGTTCCCAAGAAATCTTTTGTAATTTGGCCGCCGATCCTACCTTATCCACACCTACCCCGGTATCAGAAGGAGTAAAGATAAGACCGTCCGTGTTGTATGGATAAATTCCGTCGTCGATGTCCGAGAGAATTTTGGCACACGCCTGGAAAATGGTCACTCCAGGTGAGGTCATACAGAACGTTTTACATTTAATCTTGAAATCACACGCCTTGTTCTCTTGATCGCCCTCTTTGTTACCTACCAAAATGGAAACCGGATTCAGTCGCGCAATGAATTGCTGTAACAAGGACAGACGGTATCTCACCGCTGACTCGACACCTTTATGGGTTTCTCCGTCTTCTCCTTTTTTCTGTTTTTTATCACGTATTTCCGAAACCGACAATTTCGACGTGCGTTTGTCGTCAATAAACGCGTCTTCTACCGTGTCGCCATCCTCGAAATCTAGGGGTGGTTCTTCGCCAGTTTTGGCAAACCCGTATTCTCGGGTACTTTTTCGGTGAACAAAGTAAATATCAAACGCCGCATACAGTTGTATAAGATTACCCATTTTATCGTATTTTATGAATTCGCCGTCGATGATGCTGTCAAACAACCCTTTGTTTGTCGTCTTGGCACCGGTAAATATTACATTCATGTTGGTATCGATCATGTATATCCATCCTTTAGAATTTACAAATATAAGTCGACGTTCTCCGTCCGCTTTATCAGTAACGGTGTAGTGTTTACGAATGTTGGGAACTAAAGAGTGTTGCGCATGTTCAACAATATTTTCTATTTGTAACGTAACGGATGAAGGTCCGATAAAGTCACGGTTTTGTACACGACCTTGTTGATACTCGTCACCTCGAATTATTTTCATATATTCAAAAAGAACCTCGTCCTTTTCTGCGTAAGATATGGGATATGCCGTCCCCTGGAGTCCGGAAAGTACAATACGAATGGTTTTTCTCACGAGATCCACCAATTTTGTAACCGTATTCCATTTGGTACCCGTTCCAACCCGTGTATTATCGATCTCCATCTCGATTTCGTAGGTTTCAACACCCTGTAGAACCCCCGACTCTTGAACGTCGTAGGTTTTAACGAATTCACCGCGATTGGAGCGAGAACTTCGTACAATACTGATGTCCGCAAATATGGGCAAATCGGGGTGGGTGAATCGCACACGGTTCAAATAACGAAAAGACTTCAGTTTTTCGGTCCATTTATCCAAAATGCCGCGAATAAAGTCGGATCTTGCGGTGGAATTCTGTTCCAACTGATAAGATACTTTCAGATTGAAATCGTCAAACATCACAGGACGGATTCGTTCACCCTTGTATTCGGGGAGACTCTTTTGAGTGAACTTGATTTTATCGTAGGTAGTGGAAGGCATATCCAACAGTTTTTGAATACTGTTGGTGCGACAGTATTCTTGAACAAGATCGAGACCAACAATTTCCGTGCGTATATTTGACATTGACATATTTCCCCGACTATCCATGTATTCGTGGAAAATGCGCAAGCTATGAAATCCCTCCGGCAAAGTTGTTTTGAATCCACATGAATATAAATGTTTAACTACATTGTCATAGTCGATTCGGGAAGTTGGCTTGTATTTTCTAGTATTTGAATTGAAACGAATTTCCACCTCGTTAACCTTGCGATCATTTCGTTGAATAGGATTACTTGCTAAATAAGCCGTCAACAGCGTTTCTAGTTGGTCTTTCGCTTGATTTTTAGATGTATTGTTGGGGCGATCCTGATTTTGCTCGGATTCCTTGTTCATAATATATTAATTAAATGGTATACAATATATAATAGTATAACATTATATTGTTATTTTGGATTCAATTTTTATGGCAGGTTCAATATAACTGTCATCTTAGTTCAAATCCCTACGATATATCGAACACCGAAATACAATATTATAAAGAATAGTGTGAATATACAAAATAGATATATACTTGTACACATATAACCTCGTAAAACATACGGATTAAAAGAGTGTGTCGCTTCAACGGTGAGAATACTCATATTATTAGATATAATTATATCATCTCCATGATGTAACCTGGAGACATGAACCGCCTCAGGTAAAATCTCGCGAGCTATTATTGGTTCATCTGCGGCGTGTATTTTATGCATCATATAAATTATCTAGATTATCTACATAATCTACATACATATACACCAAGATCGGCGTCTACCAAAAATAACTATAATCACATGTACATTCCTGCGGTTGTTTCGCAGATTTTCGCATATATTTCGGGTTTTTTGTATTTCTTACCCGTCTCCCACACTATTTTCAGAGGCCCCGTCATGGCCATCAATTCTTCCGTTTTGTAGTTTGAAATGGCCTTAAGAGGCAAATCAAAACAGTCGAATTTGAACAGCTTACTGCACATACCGTCGATTTTTTGTTTCAGTTCGTCCGCATTTTCAGACAGTTCAACACTGTAATCCGTCTTGCCCCGCTTATACAATACCATGGGGTCGTCGGATTCTTCCCCAAATTCCATGTACATTCGGTCGGGCAAATGTTGTTCGTCTACATTGATTACCAAAATGCGTTTGTTATAGTACATGGAAAACATCATCAGCATATCCATCGTAACGCGTTTGTTTGTCATAAAATCCGACATAATCTCTTGAAACAGTACTTTGGTAACTTTTTTACCCCCCGTTTTAACCGTACCTGGCGACTTTTTCATCTTTTCCATCATTTTTTGTTTCTCTTCGATTTCGGTGTTTCCGTAATGGTGTGCGATTTGTTGATAGGTTTTGAACCCGTATATACCAATATAAATACTCCAAAACAGGTTGTCGGCACGACGGGGAAGATGCCAAGATTGGGGGTCTTTCACGGGTTCTGCGACCGGTTTATTTGGGAGAATTTCCGGAACCTCTGATTTGGGCGGCGGTTCGGAAATAATTTCCCGGATGGACTGAACCGGAGTTACATCTAGCCATTTTCTAAAAATATACGGTTCCAAAATATGGAGTTGATATGGTTCATCAAATTTCTTGTTCTGAAAAAAAATTTGATGAAAAATGGTCATGTCTTTCTAATGAATAACCCCACATATCTTTAAATGCGTTTATTAATATATTTTGTAAACACGACACCATTTTCCGAGGTAATTGTGCCATTACACCGGAATAAACCATAATCAATGTATGGGAAAAACCGGTCACACGATATCTCGTTATTCACGTCACAAATGATGTTTATAATGAGTTCTTTACACCGTGGATGTTGTATCGCCTCACAGTAGAGTTTTTCACCGCCAATCACAAACCGACGATTTATTTTACAGTTGGGCACGTTCAATCCGAGGGCTTTATCGAGGGAAGACACGAAATATGTATCAGGATAATCATTGGATTGCGACCATGTCGTTTGAGAAGTGACAACCACATTGATACGGTGTTTCAAAGGCTTACAATTCAAACTCTCAAAGGTACATCGGCCCATGATGACCATGTTTTTTTCGCCCACTAGGCAATCTTTGGTGGTCTCGTCACGAAAAAATGCCAGGTCGTTGGACTTTTTCCAAGGAATCATGTTCTCATAACCGATTCCACGGTCTGTTGACCGAAACGCCGCAATTATAGAGAAGTTTCTCGGATTCATATCTGTATATGTATTTTCTTACATAATAGGTTTATGTAAGAAACATTATTTTGTTGTGAGAAATCAATAGTTTTCCAGATTATTTTCGGTAAAAAAGGTGTTTTTGAATACATTTTTTTTTGACTCTATCGGTAACAATAGATCTTCTTGGTCGTGTACATATGTCAAATAATGTTGAATTTCATCTAAACATTTTTCAGGTAAAAACGACAGATTCACGAATACCCCACTTTTATTTTCGTTGATTTTCACAGAAGCATGGGTTTTCATAATTTTTAGAATCTCAATCTGGTGATTTTTGGTCATTCCCTCAATTGTACGTTTTATTTCTTCTAATTTCAAAAAAAAATCTGGCGATCTATGTTCAGTCATGTGTATTTTTGTATTATGATCATTTTATATGATTTTTCTAACTATTTATTTACTTGCTGTTACTGTCGCTGTTACTCTCACTTTCACCATCACTGTCATCATCACTGTCATCATCACTGTTCTCATTTTTTTCCATATTTTTACCGATAGATCCACCAATTTGTATCCGAGCTTTACCCTTATTCGTTTTATTACTAACGATTTGTTCCGTAGGAGGTCTATCCATTAATTTGCCAATAACGCATACATATGGATCATTGAGTTCGTAGCGAATACCAATGACCTTGACATAAATTGTCGTGTTTTCTTTCACAGATTGAAAATAACGATCCGTGTTATGGTGATCACGTGCTACGAAAATAGTTACCGGGACGATTTCGCCATCTATCACTTCGGCATGAATCCCCGCTTTGGTAATCGTTTTGGTTTGACACTCAATGATCATTCCTTCTACCGGATGACAAATTTTACAAGAGAACACCACCTGAAATTCAATATATTCGGTATTAATCAGCCCCGACGAATAATTAACAATCCGGATCGAACCCGGACGTATGAAGCCTTCTTCGATACATTTTGCTTCCATTTGTGTAGACAGCTTTTTCTGAATATTTTCCTTGATGTTTCTACCGATTTCCGTGATAGATAAAATGATTTTTTTGGTCAACATGGAATCGATATACACGCCGTATACTCTGGATTTTTCCGAGTCTTTTGCTTTGAGCTGAATATTTCTAGCATCTGGGCGGTTTGGTCTTTTCATCATGTTAGTTCTAAATATATAATAGAATATTATTATATGTTTATATGATGTTTCAATTTCAATTTTATCATGTATCGTCCACTATTTTGCGGTTTTACCGGTATCTCTGGTGTATTTCATGATCCCGTTCATGAGAACCTGTTCATAGTTCAAAAACCAGATTTTGTTGTTTGTTTTCTCTTGTTGAAACTTGCGTATGAAAAGTTCCAATACTACCACCAACCGATTTTTGCCTTCACCGAAGATTTTTTTGGCATTTTCGGTATTATATTCAGATTTGCCCAACACTTGATTTATTTTGGTGAGAATATCTTTGGTAAGCGCTTGATTTACCCGGGCCCCACGTTTGTTGACAGAATCCGTCAAATCGCGAACTTTGAATACATATTCGTGCTGGTTCTCAACCCAGTCCATGAACCCGATGACCGTATTCAATTTGTCCTTGTTGAAAATATTTTTATTAATATATTCGGAGGAGCGTATCAACACGTTGGCTTCTGAAAAATCCGCTTTCTGCCACCCGAGTTTTTGAACGTAAATTGGCACATTTTTATTGTCGTCGGAAAGGGCTAAACCCACAGTTCCGTTGGTGGCCGTAATTATACGATCGTCAAAATACTGTTTGATAAGGTAGTCACTGGTCTCAATGGGTTTCCAAGACGGTTGATATATATAATTGAGTATCATCATTTTTTTATCAAAGGCGAATTCGTCCATCATATGATCTATCGCAAATTGTTGTAATTGATCCGTGGTAAACTCGTGTTTCTGAACCAAATAATTCATGATCATGCTGTGATTTTTGTACCAATTGCGTTCTCCGATTGTAATCTTCGTGCCCTCTGAGAATGCTTGGCGAAATTGTTCTCGAATGTCTTTCCATATTTGTTGGGTTTCTTCATCGTCGTGGTTTTTCTCTTTTTCGGCAACATTCTCTTCTGTGCCGACGGTGGAAGTAAATTTATCCGGCAATTCTATGAGAAAATTGCGGGGTTTGTAGTCGACGGGGCGTTCTCGATCATACACCGTAATATTTTCGTCGGTTATTTCCACCGGCTGAAATAAATAATATTGACCCTTATTAATCAAGTTCCCCAATCTACCGTAACGGTCCACCAAATATTCGTTTTTGTTTTCGATCAAAAAGGTAAGTGCGGAATAGATTTGTTCTACGGGGTATTGTTTTACGATATTGATTGCCGATATTAATTCGTCGTGATGAAAGAAAAATCTGCCGCGTTTATTCGTCGTAGGAATGTCTACAAAAAGATCTCGGATACGTTTCAAAATACGCGCCCGGTTTCCTTGTAAAAAATCCTCATTGTACGTCGTTTGGACAATATTTTCCGGACCGGCCTCTGGGGAACAAGTAAAATTACAGTTATCCATATAATCACATATTTCCGTAAAGGGACGGTCCCCAACCTTGTATTCCAATTGTTTACGCGTCGAAGTTGTAATGGAAACCACCGGTTTTTCTACGACGTTTTCAAGGTTCTCTAATGTGTAATTGGTTTGCGCGATATTTAAAATACAGTCTACGGCAGTTTCTTTGAGAACCCGTGACACTGCGCCGATTTTAATCGATTTTTTTTCGGCCAGGCGGTAAACGTAGAGATCCGCAGATTCGGTCTGGTCGTCCAAAATGGTGCCGTGTAAAAATATTTCTACATTACGTTTTTCAAAAGGAAGGCGACAATGACTCAAATTGCGCACCCCGCGTCCGATGATTTGTTCAATGCGGTTCATATTGTACCAAGGTTCCATGACATGTATTTGACGAATGTTTTTAAAATCGACACCTTCACCGGCTGCTTTGGAAATCAAGACGACTTTGACGGTTTCTCCCATACTATTTTGAGGATCGTTCAAAAACTTGATATCTGCGTTGTTGTTGGGTGAGAACGATGCGTCACCTGTAATCATCATGTATTTCGCAGGTTTAAATTTGTGTCCTTCGGGAAGATCTTTTTTGGGTTTCATGGTCATGGAATCAATCGGGTCGGTCGGGGGCGTTTTAAAGAGAGAACGCGTGTGGGATTCGGTTCCTGCGCGGGTAAACCCCATTTCTTCCAATGCCAGAGCTACGGGGACCAAACCGGCATCGATCCACTGTGAAAAGATGAGAACAATGCCCTCCGAATCCCGTATTTTTTCGCAAATTTTTGCGATTTTTGCGCTATATTTGCCAAGGTTCTCCGGAGAAAAAATACGACCGTAGTTGGTGGTTTTATAATCGTACCCGTGATTCATCTGTTTTTCATTCAGCATTTCTTTGAAAGACATAATGTTTTTCAGTCCTTGAGAACCTATAATACTTGGTATCAAAAAAGGGGCATTTTCGGGGGCAATATTCGTATCTAAATCTGGGTGAGGATAAACAATGTTCAATGCTTCCAACGGGGTCTGAAGAGTGGTATAACCAAAAGAATCCATTTGTATGATGGTCGCGTCGTCGTTGGCGAGTTCGAGAACATTGATTTGCGCAGATAATCCCGATTTTTCCGATATTTTGTTTCTCAAAGATTGTATGATCAAATCGTATCCCTTTTTTTGGATATCTTGTATATTTGTTAAATAGAGCGGTAAATGTTCTATTTTTTTGGTCGGATCCATCGGTTTCCCGCTCATTTGTAATGTGGGATAAGTAAATTTACTCAAATTCGCATCGTCGGGATAAACTCGAAACGGGAAGGAATAGGGGTTCTCTCCCCGGATATAAGAAACGTAGCCGGTTAATTTACGTATCAACAAACTACGTCCGTCTTCGGAGCGACTGTTGTCCTTGGTGCGAAAATTACCATATTTATCAAAGACGTCGGAAATTTTGATTTCGTCGCGTTTATCGTTGAGGTTCATCAAATTTGTCATCCAAATGATTTCTTCGTGGGAATTGTACATGGGCGTCGCGGACAACAGCAATAAACGCATATTTTTGGCATGTTTTGCGACTTTCATCAATAGTTCGGCCGTTTTTTTGTTTTTATTTTCGTTTGTAATGCGGATATTATGTACTTCGTCAATAATAATGAGTCGGTCATTAAATACCGCCTGTATTTTCTTGTGTTTGATGCGCAGTCGGTCCTCTCTGTTGTACCCGACACCTTTTACTTCGGTAGAATCATTAATGAAATTCGCAAACTGTGTGTAACCCATGAAAATATAGTGTTCTTTGATGATGGCGCGAACTTGGTTGATGATGTGAGATTTTGAAGTATTTTTCAAATAGGTCGGATTGATTTCTGAAAGAAGCGCATTGCCAACACAGGAAGAAATATTCCACAACCCATTTTCGTGTTTTAGTTTGGTTTCGTCGAATAATTGTAATCGGAAATTATCTTGTACGTTGGGAGATGCAATAATAAGAATCGCTTTTTTCTTACCAGTTTGTTTCATATTAAGTCGAGTTTCTTCTGCTACACCAATGGCTGCACACGTTTTACCTGTTCCGAGTCCGGCGTACATAAGGAGACTGTTGTAGGGAGTATGTGTAGAAAGAAAGTTTTTCACGAAAATTTGGTGCGGCATCAGCTCAAAATCGGAATTACACAAGATCTCGGCATGTTCCTTAAATTCATGAATCGTTCCGTCATATTTGGTATCATTGAATTCTTTGTGTTGTGATAACTTGACGTTGAAATTTGGATCATCCAATGTGGGATAAAGAAAATTATATTCGTCTGAAATAGGTTCCTCGACGGGCTCCTCGGCAACCTCTTCGGTGGGCTCCTCAACGGGTTCTTCCGTGGGTTCCTCGGCAACCTCTTCGGCGGGTTCCTCAACGGGTTCTTCGGCAACCTCTTCGACGGGTTCTTCGACCGGTTCCTCCGTGGGTTCCTCAACGGGTTCTTCGGCAACCTCTTCGACGGGTTCTTCGACCGGTTCCTCCGTGGGTTCTTCGGCAACCTCTTCGACGGGTTCTTCCGCAGGTTCCACGGCAGGTGATTTACGCCGATTGATCGATTCGACCACTTTCAAACGATATTTGCGGGTCTTTTTAGGAGCAGTCTCGGATACATCGTCATATTCTACCATTTGTAAATTTCTCGTTTTGAAATAGTCTATGTATTCTTGTAATTTGCCTTGTTCTATCAACAAACGTTTCATTCCCAAAGGTAAAATACGACGATTGTCGTCATTGGGGTCACGATCTAACTGATACGGTTTACGTAATTCATATATTTGTTTTGTACCGTTCCATCTATGATATTTGGGACCCTTTTCCCTTTTTTTTTTCGTTTGTCGGTTGGACATCTATATGTTATAATAACATAATATAACTTCTACATTTGAACTTTTCATCATATACGCCCCCTGACCCTGAACCCGACCGGAATGCGACAACAGTACTCGTAAATGAATTGTCCGGATTCATTTACGAGTGTAAAATATGAGGTTTCATACCATTAGAAACCGTAACCGTTCATTATTTTGACACTGTGAAGACCTTTATGCACATTCGTCAAAATGCGTATTTTTTCTAAATTGTACGGACGAAAACAGGATATAGAATCATCAAATGTTCTCCATTCCACCTTACTTACTTCTGACGTTTGAAAAATACCCTTGTTGACAGAATCTTCGTAATTCATGTACATTAAAAAATACTTGTGTTTGTACGATTTGTAATTTGAACCCGTGAAAATTTCCTCAAACGGCAAAATATTTTGAATGTACACCAAAGATTCTGTAGGATAGCCCGTTTCTTCCGAAAATTCACGTATGGCACAATCATAGTCATTTTCTTGGTTATTGCGCCGACCTTTGGGGAATCCCCACTCGGGTTCATCCCAACACGGGTATCGGTTACTTTCTTCGACCAACGACTTTAACGTATAATGTTCAGAATTGTTATGAATACCGTGTAACAACATTTTGTATTTCTCGCGTGAAACAATTTCTTCGGTTTTATACTGGTTATTCACGCAATCTCCCCAAATATTTCTCCACAGCAGATCGAAATCACCGAGACATAGTATTTCTTTCTCGGCATTTGTCATCTGTTTCAACATATTGATAATATAGTTCTTATTATAAATGGAATATTTACCCCGCATAAAATCAATATAACCCAGAGTATCCTTTCTTCTTATCAACAGATATTCTAATCTGGTTTTAGATTGTTGGTCAGATTCCTCCAAAACCGGTGCTCTGCGAAAAACAATGATTCCAATACTGGTTATGGGCATCTTACATTGGTGAAATAAATGTCCGGGTTTACCACAATTATTACAAATGTTAGTATTGTGGTAAGCATTGATCGTATTATTTTTACTACCTTTTTTACCCCCCGAAGGGGGCGATTCTGTTGGAACATAAGACAAAACAACATTGCCGCGCGCATTTACAATGCGTGAAGGTGTAAAAGACGGGACCGAATCTTCTAATTTAGTTTTAATATCAACATTCATATTCATTTTATGAATGTCGTTTTCTGAAAGAGATTTCATTTATTGAATTCGATTATACTGTAAGATTATAGTCATCAAGTTCTATATAGTTTTAACAGAAAATGAAATACAATCCAGATGTGTGGGGACCTCACTATTGGTTCTTCTTACAATCTATCGCACATGCTTATCCAGAAACACCCAATTCCGTAACCAAAAGAAAGTATTATGACTTTATTCAAAATTTACCCCTGTTCTTGCCAGATTCAAACATGGGTGACCAATTTAGTAAATTTTTAGACAAATATCCGGTAACACCCTATTTGGATCATCGCGATTCGTTCATCCGATGGGTCCATTTTATTCATAACAAATACAACCAATATCTCGGAAAGGAAGAAATATCGTTGTATGACAGCATTGATCGATACTACGACGAGTACAAACCTAAACCGGTAATCATAAGTGAAACACTCCACATTCGTAAACACATTCTTTACATAAGTTTAATATTATTTTTGATATTTTTAATATATGTTCTCTATAGATGATATAGATGAGGTTTGAAATCGTAATATTATTGATTACGGGATTAATCATAGGAAACATGTATACCGACGGAAAATATCTTAAAATAGCACTGTCTTGGAAAAAATATTATAAAATGATCGGGGTCGCGTTTGCCGGGCTGGCGTTGTGTTGGCTTTTACGAAAAAATCCCGACCGCGCACATACCATTTTACAAACGAGCAGTGATTATGTCAAGTATCTCCCCGTAGACAAAAATGTAACAAGTTGTATTGCGCCCTTGCTCAATTTTACGAGTAATCCGCAGTACATGGACGGGGGTAGAACAATTGCCGGAGGCGAACCTCACGTTGGCCGTCAACATGTAGCGTCACAACGTATCATGGAATCGGGAAAACGGTCTACGAAACGGTCGGTAAGTGAAACCAAGAAAAAATTTGTGGCCGCCAAACAAAATTGGCGATGTGGCGACTGTAAAAATCAATTGTCGGCATGGTTTGAGGTAGACCATACCATACGGTTAGAGAACGGAGGTAGTAATCATATTGACAATTTAGTGGCATTATGTCGAGAATGTCACGGAAAAAAAACGGCGATTGAGAATCTATAATTATGTCGACCGAAAATACCAAAAAGATTTGTAAATATAAAATAGTCCCAAATTATATAGGATGAGTACATTGACAGATAACATTAAAAAAATGGTTTCTTCGCCGGATTCCATAAATTATATCGTATTTTATCTGGTTTTATTTGCTTTTATTTTGGTATTACCTTTTTTCCTCTTCAATGTATCGTCGGGATTGAATGCAGACAGTAAATATTATTATGGTCTTTATGTCACTATTTTTACGATTGCGATCGTGGCATGTTTACTGATTCTTATCCGAGATCAAAGATATATCAAATCCTTGTTTGGGCTGATGTTTTTCGTGTTATTCATGATCGGAATATTGTGTTTTTTTGCAAACCGATCATTTACCGGGGATGTGTCGAATACTTCGATGAATATTATTCTGGGAATTACGCTAGGTTTGGTCGTATTTGTGGCATTGGCCATGTTTTACAAGATATTTTCAAACATGTTGGAGGGTCAGACCGGTTGGATTAATTTTATTATTCAATTCATCTTTTTTATTCCTTGTATTATCAATGAAGTCGTGGATTATGTCTTGGATCAGTACAAAAATACGCCAAGTTCGGTATTAGTATTATTTATCATCGAAATATTGTTGTTGATTTGTTACTGTTTGATTCCGGTCATCAGTGGCGCCGTACTGAATACCAAGGGCAACAATATTTTATTGAATCCCGTCTATTTAAAAAATAAGCAGATTTTGGTAAGTGGTGAAGACTTGACATATTTGGAAAAAAATGATCCCATATCTGGCAGCGAGACAAAAATACCACTAAGTAGTTACGCTATATCCATGTGGATATACATGAACCAACATGATCATCTTCTAGAAAAAGGATCCTATAAAAACATATTTACTTATACCAACAGTGATAATACTGAAGCCAAACCCCAAATACTGTATTATAACGACAGAGATAGCGAAAAGAGAGCTAAGAATGTGTATAAAATAATCTTTCAGGGATCGAATACATCTAAAAATACGAGTTACCAAATAGATTTACCCGGACAAAAATGGAATCATTTGTTTTTCAATTATCGCAACGGTGCCAACGTAGAACTTTACTTGAACGGAGTGTTGGAACGCAATTTCGAATTGAAATACAAACCAAAATACTCTTTGGGCGATACCATGATTGTTGGTGATGAAAATGGTTTAGATGGTTCTATTTGTAATATTACTTATTACAGCGAGCCATTGAGTAAATTTCAGATAGCCAACACGTACAATTTATATATGTCGCGCAATCCACCTATCCCGTAGAAGATCATTTTGGAAATGAATCGACACCAACCGTAGTTGCTCCCACTCCTGAAAACGGCAAGGATGTAAATATTTGATTAGGAGAGTAGCGAGAAAGATAAAGATATTTCTCAGTAAATAATATATAATATAAAATGGCAAAATCAAAAGGAGGAGCCCCGAGTGTTATTAATACAGTTATGACCATTGTGGGTATTATTGTGATAGCCGTGATCGGTTATTACATATGGTATACATGGTTTTCCGGAGTAAATAATTTAAGTGGTACTCAAATTAATTTAAACACAACCACGGCACCTGCGAGTATTTCGGTATCATCTTTGACGAATCCCAAGTCGACGCGATACTCTTACGGAATTTGGGTGTATGTCAATACATGGAATGTTGCCAATAACAAGGTGATATTTAGTAGATACAACGATATAGTGGTATATTTAGACAACACATCTGCGGTATTGAAATGTATTGTAGGCCCCAACTACAACGATCCTACTGTTACTACCGTAAGTAATACGATTGATTTGAACAAAGTCAGCACCACCAACGCGATTACCGTTACCAGCAATTTCCCTATTCAAAAATGGGTATATTTGACGTTTGTCATCGACAACCAAACCATCGATATTTATTTAGATGGAAAGATGGTCAAATCGTTGGCTATCCAACAGGTTTCCCCCGACGACAAAAATAATATTTATTACGGTTATGGTTCCGGTTTTGACACGGTTGTCTCGGGATTCCAGCGTTGGGCGAGTCCCATTGACCCCCAATCGGTTTGGAGCGCATATACTTCTGGCAACGGTTCATCCGCAGTAACCAGCTCAACGGGATATCACGCGGTGATCAATGTAACCAAAAATAACGCTCCAAGTAGTCACATTAAATTGTTTTAGATGAATCAATTGAAAGGCGACCCACCTTCGGTGAATTGTCCTATTTCAAATGTTAAGGGTGTAAAAGTTGCGAGAGACCCCCAAAAAATATAATGATAATATAATATAAATACTATCATTAAATATGGCCGAACCCGCCCCATCTACCTTTGGTGAAAACGTATCCAATGGTGTAGAAAAAGTAGGAGAATCGATTGGAAATATCCGAGAAAATGTCAGCAATACCGTGAAAGATTTTTCTTCCAACGCTTCTAATTTCTCTACCCAAGAATTCTTAGATTCAAACAGTATCATTGCCAAATTTGTCTTTTTAATTTTGGTACTTATTGGCTTTTTAATAATTATGAATTTAGGCATTAGTTTGATTACTTACTTTATGCAACCGAACCCCAATCCTTACGTAGTGTCTGGATTACTCTCGGGAAATAATTCGCAAATTGTGTATCAAGACCCCAAAAAGGCCGGTTCAGTAGCCATTTTACGTTCCAATAATGCGAAAAATGGTATCGAGTTCACCTGGTCTATTTGGTTGAATGTCCAGGATTATTATCGCAATAATCCCAGTACATTTCAACACGTTTTCTCAAAAGGCGGCAACGGAACCTATGATACCAATGGCGTGATGAAAGTAGACAATGGTCCTGGTCTGTATTTGATACCCAGTGCTCCTGTAGAGGGAAACAGTATCAACATCTTACCATCGGGCTACAGTGGTAACGTACAAATGAATGCGCGCATTTATATGAATACCGCATCTTCAAAGCCCACCAGTGACATTACCAGCATATCCGAATATGTAGACATTGGTAATATACCGATGAAGGCTTGGTTTAATTTGATGATTCGTGTAGAAAACAAAATCATGGATATTTACATCAATGGTATGATTACCCAGCGTATTATTTTTCAAAATGTTCCTTTACAAAATTACGGCGATGTTTATGTGTGTGGAAATGGCGGTTTCAACGGTCAGATTTCCGATTTACGTTATTTCAACCGCGCATTGAACGTCTTTGAGATAAATAATTTAGTCGCCGCCGGACCCAATTTGACAACCAACATCAATTCGGGTGTAAGCAACATGGCGTTCCAGTGGTACAGTGCCAACGGTAATTTGAAATAAAGAATTATTTGTCAAAATTAACTTGTAATCATAACGTATATTATGTCTACAAGTACTCAAAGTCAAGATGAAAAAATTATATGTAGTATAAATGCTCAGCGTACCCGGTTTTTATCTTTACTTACACCTCAGAACCGGTATACCCCGGTCTCTCCATATCCGAAATACAGTAAAGCACAGTTGGATATGAGAAGAAAAACGGAAGTACTCAAATATGAAAAAAATTCTACTCAAGCCTCGAGTTTGACCAAATCACAAAAATGGTCTCAGTTGGTAACTAATAATGGTCGAACCCCCGTTTGTTATAAAAATCCTTATTTACCTACTCCCACTTCCGCATGCGGTGTACCGGGACCATTGGTATTTCTCTCTTACGATCCTAATGTTCCACTTTACAACTATTCCAGTTCCAAAGACGTCTACGCAAACTACACAGAAACTACTTACATTCCTTGGACAACCGCACTAAATACGATAAAACCTATTGCCGTCAACAGCATTGAATCAAATTTGTTTACTCTAGCCATTCAAGACGCACCTAATCCCTCGTATACCTTTCGATTTACAGCTCCAATAGGTATATACGTATCGGGTAACAATACAAGTACTCAAGATGTTACTGGAAATATTTCCATCACCGGTTTAACCTTGAATATATATTACTACACGGGTACCCTGGATAGCACCAATACTCCAACGTACACTCGAAACATCACTTCAATATACACTCCCATTTTTTCCAACAGTACCACATTTACCACAAATAACATTGCGTCGTCCTCGCCTACGAATTATTTTGAAGCGATTCAATATGTTGGAAATATATCTGTCCCGAACGTACCCTTGACCACAACCTATGGTTATATTTACGATTTTAATTTGAAGTTTAACCTTCAAAATAACACAACCTCCGGCAATCTCGGGAAGATCAGTAATTTGTCGTACGGGGCCTATTTGAACGCACCAAATCTTAGCGCATTGAAGAATTGTACTGTCGTTCCACAGTCTAATGCGACCGTGTCGAGTTACCAACCATTTTCATTTGGCGGGGTATAGTCCAACCGCCGACATATCGTGTGTAATTTCCATTCCACATCGTCTGGATAGAAACCCAAGTCGTACCTAAGTTCATCTATTCTGTTCTTGAACCAATATATGACGCCATATACAACGTGGCACCACACTTGCAACAATTTCTGCTTTTCGGCACTCATCGTCGGATGCGATTTCGAATGAAAAATGATATTGTCTAATAAAAACTCGGGATTAGTGAAATAGCGTTCCATGTCCAGATATTTATGGTCATATTGTAGGCTTGAATCGATAGTTGGTGCCATACGTAATATATATTTCAAACCAGGTAAAATAGACTTGTAAAGATTTTTGGTAGCGGGGGTGACTTCTTTTACACATTCCGTTTCTTCGGTAATTTCGTTCAACAAAACCTCAATGTCGTTAAGAATGGGTTGGATCGCGCACGGTTCGTCCTTTTTATTTTTGAAAGTTTCCAGTTGTTCCAACTGTTTCCTCTTTTTTTCAATCGTTTCGTTCAACGAAATATTGAAGTTGGTGATTTCGTTGATTTGTTCTTTGTTTGCCGAATAAAGATTCGAGTACAAAAAATGACGCATGTTTTTTTCGTGTTGGATTTGTTCAAGATAATTGAATTCTGTTTGAATATGCCGAATCTGTTCGTCAGAAAGAACCGTCGATTGATAACTACCACCTCTCACGTTTTCAATCCCGTACTGAAACATATATTTTTTGACATATTTGTCTACATTCATAACATCCGCGGTCCAAGATTGTTCTGCGATACTTTGAGGTTTGAAAAGATAGGGAAATTCGAACAATATCTCACATTCCATCATTACTTTATTCACATCCTCAGTTTCCGTGTAATAAACAAAGAATTTCGGGGTGTCATCTTTGAGTTGAACGACATAAAGAATATGTGACGCCATGTAAATAATATTATATCAAATATAAATTTTATATAATAAAACTGTAAATGTTTATTTCATACACATTTGTTGACTGGGAAATAATTGCCCGGACATACATTTTTCAGAGTCCTCTACTTCTACACATCCGGTCTTGCCTTGAAATTCGCCTACCAAACACCATTTGTTTTTATTAGCAGAGATCGGATTTTGAATAGGGTTGATCGTGGTATCCGCGGAAGGAACATTCACAGATACATCGGTCGAACTGGGACACCCATGTTCAAGATGTTTATCGAGGTAATTATTGGGAGGATTTTCGCGCAAAGCCGGATGCAACGCAAGAGTGGATCCGATGGAATTAAACACCGCAGAAGAATACGTTTTGGCTGCCGGGACATAGTTGGGAATGTCACGTTTATCGCTTGCCGCCAAAAATAAGTTACCGACATCTTTGGCAGAACCACCGACGACATCAATGCCGAATTTTGTGGTGTCTGTCGCCAAATCTGCGGTAGTATTGATAACAGATCCTGTAGTATACCCAACCGCAGATAAAAGCGGTTTAAAGAGGCCTACAATGTACTGAATAAAGTTACCAATAAGATTGAAAAAATTTATCCCTAAAACTGCGAAAACCAAAACAAGAATCAAAATTAAAATAATCAAGTCTTTAGAATCGGGCAAAAACCTTGGTAAATTAGATTCGTTGGGTACAACAGATGTATTTATAGAACTAGTATTCGTATCCATTTGTACCTCTGAATATATAAAATGCCATGATTTTATTTACAGAAAACCGTGGTTTGTACGTTTGAAATCAACGTTTTAAATATATCTTGAATATAATAAAATATCGATGTTTATAAATTTCTTAGAGACGTTTTTTTTCCTGAGTTTAGGAATCGCGTTCGTATTGATTTTACTCATAGTTTACCATTTTAAACAGCAAATTTCGGCCATTGAACAAAAGTCCGATACGCTGTTTGATATCGTACAGCGTCTGGCCAAAGAACTTTCGGTATTGAGACATCAGGCCACCGTTCAGCCCAGTGTGCCCATGTTTTTCTCGTCCAACATTGAAAATTTAGGTAATCTTCACGATTTTCAGTCTTCCATGCGGGCATTCGACCCTTCTACGGTAAAAGAGATGAATGACGAGGACGACGACGAGGACGACGACGAGGATGATGACGAGGACGACGACGAGGACGACGAGGACGATGACGACGAGGATGAGGATGAGGATGACAATATGATGTATGCTGGAGAGGAATTTGAGACCGACGATCTCGACCACAATGAAGGCGAGCAAGTCTTCAAAAAAATCAAGGTGGATGATGATGTGATGGAAGGAGAACCTGTCACCAATTTAGAAGAAATTGCGGAAGAATTGGTTCTCGAAAAGGATTTACAAGATTCTAGTGAGATTCAAGAGTTGGAATTGAACATGGACGATAATATTGAATCTCAAGTCCCAGAAATTGACGAAGATAACAAGGACCCACCGTCGGTAAACACAGAGTCTTACAAGAAAATGACATTGACTGCGTTGAAAACATTGGTACTGTCTCGAGGGATTCAGGTAGACATGTCCAAAATGAAAAAGAATGATTTGATTAAATTATTACAATAAATTTCTATCATTAGTTATATTATAGTGTCAAATGTCTTTTGTACCCGAAAAGAGTGAATCGAAGTTTGTTTCTGAACACAATCTAAATATGACAAGTTTGCCCTACAATTATTTGCCCCAGACACGCAGTCTAAATAGTGAAATCCCGTCCGTGAACACGTGGTACCAGCCCGGCGACAAAGAAAACGAGGCGGTGTTAAACATGTTCAATATTTCCTCGAACCAACAGTACCGAAAATATATGACCAAGAACAGCGAAGAAATAATTAATTTCAATCAAAAAGAATACAAAAAACAATCGATTAAATAATCATCTGTATACCATAAATACACATGATTGGAGAACCCCAAAAAATGATCAGTTTCGACGTCGGAATAAAAAACATGGCCTATTGTGTGTTTGAAATAAACAATTCAGGGTGTAATATAGTGGATTGGAATGTTGTGAATTTGATGGACGATGGCGAAAAAAAAACAGACATACCAAGGTGTCAAGAGATAGCAAAACAATCCAAAAAAATCTGTGGACACCTTGCCAAGTATAAGAAGGGAGAACTTTGTTTTTGTGAAAAACACGCAAAAACGAGTACTTTTTTGATGCCAACCAAGGCAAGTTCTCCAACTCATTTAAAAAAACTAAAGTTGGCGGACCTTTTCAACCATGCGACTGAACATAAGATTCCCGGTATCAATCTTTCTGAAAAGAAATCCCAAGTGTTGGAAAAGATTCTCATACATTACGATTCTGTTCTCCTAAAACCCATCGTAACTGTCAAAAAAAATGCCAAAGAACACAGCCTAATAGAAATTGGCAAAAGTATGAAACGGGAATTCCAGAAGATTCCCTCCATGAAGGGGGTTCACACGGTTCTCATTGAAAACCAAATTTCGCCATTGGCATCTCGAATGGCCAGTATTCAAGGGCTATTGACCCAGTATTTTATTATGGAGAATGACGAGAACCAACCCGACATCCATATAGAGTTTATTTCTTCAAAAAACAAACTAAAATTGTTCTCGGGTTCTTCCGCGGATACGGTTCCCACCGTAGCACATAAAGTGTATAAACAACATAAAAAAGACGGGGTAACTTACGCCAAACAGATTATTTCGAATTATCCTGGATTTTTACCGTGGTTGTCGAAGCTCGATACCCAAAAAAAGGATGATTTGGCCGACTGTTTTTTACAAGGAATTTGGTATATGAATGACAAAAATTGGATTCAAACACAGTAAATGATGGCTTTATTCGAAAAACTGACGATATAACTCTACAATGTATTCGTAAACGGAACGGGTGTTCTGAGTGGGTGTGTTGTTTTGAACGTCCGAATCATTGTCGGGTTTACAGTATTCAAGATTGTGGTTGTTTTTGGGGAGGTTCGGAACTAAATTACAAATGGGCGATGTGATGGTGGCGTTTGATCCGTCGATGGGCTGATCTGGACATTCTTCCCATTCTTGAATGCCGATTTCCTGCCAAAAACGTTCCATTTCTTCTTCATATCTGCGTTCTTCTTCCTCGGCGGCGATGTGGTCCATGGCAATGTCGTAGTAGTCGTTACCGGACATTTTGGTAAACCCAATGAGGGTGGGAGTGGGGGTAATATCACGAGTAAATTCACAAAAAACAATCAATTTTTACAATTTTGAGGTTTTCAAGCGAAAAAATTACAATACGTTAAAATATCATATAAAAAATAGACGTGTTAAATAATAAAGAACTATGGAAGACATCACATTAGATTTAGATAACTTGGAGCCGATTCGTATTGATTTTAGCGACCCTACCCCCAACACACGTAGTGCCGGTAATTTTGGTTCGGGGATCGAACTGTTGATGAACGACAAAGTTAAAAGTTCAAATAACGCAACTACCATTGACATGAAAGATTTAGATAATTTGGAGAACGAACTCAACGATCTTTCGTCGAGTTTAGAAGGTACCAAACCTGCGGCGACGGCGGGTGGTTCATCGTCCAGTGGCGAGACCCGCAGTTTTGGCGGGTTTTCCAGTTTTTTTGGCGGAAATAACGCGGCGAAAACCACGGATAATATCAAAATAATCACGGAGGATGATGCGGCGACCGATTCGCACATTGGAAAAGCCACGGCGGAGTCGATGGGGGGGAACACCAAAACCTGGGACGGGTATTCTAAAATGTCGGATGTCCCTCCCAACACGCGCGGGTCGTCATTTCCATCGGCCAACATGTCGGACCGTGAAAAGAGACGTAAAAAGCGCTCGATGCTTCGTAGTTTGGACGAATGGTACGAAAAGGGAATATTAAAATCTTCGACAAATTTTACGATGGACTCTTCTTATGAAGAGATTGAAGACGAGTATGAGGGTGCTCTGGAAGATAAACGCAAACGCGACGCGGTAAAATTACAACAGAACTGGTTAATTACGGCGATTAATACGATCGAGTATGGAAACGGTGTCTTTAATCCGTTTGATATCAATCTAGACGGTTGGGGGGAGTCGGTGAGCGAGGATATTGATAGCTACAACGAGATTTTCGAACAATTACACGACAAATACAAGGGAGGTAAAATGAGTCCGGAATTGGCCTTGCTCCTGAAATTGGGGTTCAGTGCGAGTGTGGTACATTTTACCAATCGTACACTTTCAACGGCGGCACCGGGTGTGGACGATGTTATGCGTCAAAATCCGGAATTGATGCGAATGTTTACGAATGCTACCGTGGATGTCATGAAAAAATCGTCTCCGGGGATGTCCTTTGCCAGTGAACTGTTGAATAACAATCGTCCGACCACGATGACGGGGCCACCTCCGGTTCCCGTAGAGACAAGAAACCAGGCGCCTCCACAAAACCGTCCGGGCATGACTTTCACCCAACCCGCATCCAATCGTCCGGATATTTCCATGGGTCGCGGTGCCATGTTTCAGGAAGGAGGAGTGGATGTGAATCAGGGATTTCAGAACGTGAATGTGCCGCCTCCTCAACCCAGATCCATGATGCCCCCACAACCTTCACAGTTTCAGCAAGCACAAACTCCCCAACAGGCTCCGCAACAACGGATCGAAATGAACGGACCCAAGTTGACCGATATAGATAGTATTTTGTCGGGATTAAAGACCAAAACTGTGGATATACGTTCTTCTGCGCCACCTGCCGCCCTAGGTGAACCCATGTCTCACGAAAATGATTCGATGATCAGCATCACCAGTTTGAAAGATTTACAAAATAGTGCGATGCCTAAAAAATCGTATCGTCGCAAACCTCGTTCAGATAAGAACGTGGTTTCACTCGACATCTAAGGTCGAAACGTGGTAACGTTGCCCTTGCCTTATGTTCCAGCAGAATCGGCAAAGGTGTAAAGATTGATTTATTTTTATTGTCCTATAAAAATAAATCAATATATAATGTTCAACGGTGTAAAGTAAAAATTGATTCAATAAAACTAAACGGGTTTGTATTGAAAACTCGTGATGATGACTCGTTCCAGAACCCGCGCAATGTCCATTACGGTACAAGACTCGGAACCCGCGGGGATAATTACCCGTTCGAAATCCACGTCAATGTTGACAAATAAACGCGTAGAATTCGACGTAGACATGGATTTTGATAAAGCCTCCCACGAATGGCGTAAAAACAAACAATACCAGGGGAACGGATCATTTATTTACAAAAGGTCCCGTAGTCTAGTAAAATAAGGTACATTTTATATATAAAAATATATAAAATGGATAACATACATTTGTCTTTTGAATTAGCCATACCTATTATAATTGTTTGTGTATTTTTTTGCGCGTGTCTGTTTCGTCCCATACGCGTTTTTTTAGAAAATTAAACTAAAAACCGGGTAATATCGTATTTTTTCCACAATTCAATGTGTTTTGTGCGCATAATTTCTGCCATTTGTTCTGGTTTCAACAAATGATCGCGGTTCAATATTACGGAACATTCCAATATAAAATCGCGAGCCTCGGACAGAATGACCAACGCCGCGTCATTTGCGGAAACCAGCAGGTCGTTCACCTCTTGATCAATCAAATACTTGGATTGATCGCTCAAATCCGGATAAATGTTGCGCCGGCCCATGCCGTACTGAACAATCATATTTTGCGCCAACTTGTAGGCTTCGTCCAGATCTTTACGTGCGCCAGTGGTGACAGAATAACCAAAAAACAATTCTTCGGCGATGCGGCCACCTAACAACACCATCAAATGTGAAAACAGACCTTCTTTCGTATAAATATTGATGTTTTCGTCGTTACTTTCAAAGGTAGTATATCCAGGGGTTTTGGGTGACCACAAATTCAAACATACTTTGGTCAATTTGGGATGATTCTTACATAAAAACCCGACCACAGCATGCCCCATTTCGTGTAGAGCAATACGTTGAATAATATCGTCCGAGTATTTCGATTCGGTCGATTGCCACCCCGCCAAAATGCGGTTGATGATGTATTCCAAATCTTCTAGGGTAATCACTTCGCGATTTTCTCGCAGAGCACGTAACATGGATTCGTTCAACAAATTTTCGATTTGTGCTCCGCTGAATCCCCCGGTCATTTCTACCAATGAATCCAGTTCAATGTTGGACGACATTGGTTTACCTTTCATGTGAATGTCGAGAATTGCCCGACGGGTATCACTATCTGGGTTGCCAATAAAAATATTTTTATCCATTCTACCGGGACGAATCAACGCGGTGTCGAGTAAATCAATACGGTTGGTTGCGCCAATAACAAAAATGCCGCTCGAATGTTTGAACCCGTCGAGATTGATCAACAATTGGTTGAGAGTTTGGTCCTTTTCCGAGTTAGAACTTACCATGTCGTTTCCGCGTTTTCTGGCAAGAGCATCGATTTCGTCAATGAAAATAATACACGGTTTGTTCTCCTCGGCAAGTTTGAACAGTTCTCGCACCCGCATGGCACCCACCCCAACATATTTTTCGGAAAATTCACTTCCCGACACAGGAATGAAAGAAACATTCAACTCGCCACTGAACCCCTTTGCCATGAGGGTTTTTCCGTTGCCGGGAGGACCCTCGAAAATCATACCTTTGGGTGTGCGTACATTGTATTTGCGGTATTTTTCATAGTTGATCAGGATATCCGCCGTTTGTAAAAGTTCCGTCTTTATCTTGTCGTAACCGCCGACATCATCAAACGTATATTCTGAGTTGCGAATGATTTGAAAATTTCCACCGGCACCCCCCGCCGATTCGTCCTCCCCGCGTTTTTCTCGGGTTCCTGGTGGGAAAAAAATGTCCCCCATGCCCAATCCAATCGTACGTTCATGTCTCTTCTCAAACAGTTTGGGGTCCTTATAACGGAACACACCCATACCGTCAATGTAACCGTATTCTCCTTGATGGTTTTTGTGTTTGTGATCATATGACGCCTCGACATCATCGGAATGAACATCTGGGTTATCCGCAATATCGTCGAGTGTACGTTTAAATATTAGAAAGGCTTGTTCTTCTTCGTCGTTTTTTGTGGCTTCATCATAATTTTTCATGAATTTGTCGTTAAGATCGACCAACTGTTCCGTTACATTCATAAATGGACGATTTGTGTATTTGTTTTTATAAGGGGAATATCGGCTGTTCTTGAGATAGAACAGTTTCTCCAATTTTTCAATGTTCTTCGCGTCCAGATGGTTGGTGGGATTCGTATACCACTGGGTATTTTTGGGAAAAGTAAAGGAACCCACCTTTACCACCGAAACCAACAACCATAGCCAGCCAAGACAAGATAGAGACATTTTATATAAATAAACGTACGTATTTATATATATTTTATAATTAGTGTTTTACACCGATGAATATTTGATTATTGAAACGGCGGTTTCAATTCTCGTCCAGTCTTTGTCTTTCAAGACTGTGTAGAATAAGAAGCATAAGCGGTGATAGATGAACCCAAAGAACTACTCAAACACGAGTCAGCTGATATTATAGGGGAACCTTCATAAGGAGATTTTGTCAGTAATGTCTTTGGTCGTGGCGGACAGCTCTTTTTTGATGGTTTCTATTTTGTCTACATATTTTTTCATAAAAAAATTACACCTTTGACGATTTAAAACGCCCATTATAGATACATTTTCTTTGCGTTTTTGCGAGTTTTGTTCTTTGTTACATATTTTTCCCTCCTATTATAAGCACCTTCTAAGATGTTCTTATAATAGTGTTTCGGGGTATTTTCTATGGCATTGCGAATGTTTTCTTTCAAATTCGCATACTTCAAACCACCACTGTATTTGTTGAGACGGGATTTCAACATACTGAAATAATTTTCTATAGCATTACTGAAGTGTTGGTAAGGGACGCTGTAAAGCAAGGTATTGTGTTTATTCACCAACTCCCGAATCGTATCATTCTTATGAACAGACGCATTGTCCAATATTATCACCTTGTTTTTGTATTTACCTGTAATAAATTGTTCCAGAAATGCTACCATTCGGTCAGTGGTCATACCGCCTTTTTCATACAAATCCCATCCTTCCACACCATTGATTGAAATCGCAAAAACACCTGTATATTTCTTGAATACATCAGGTGACTGGGTTGTAATGACACATCGTTTGCCTCGCTGACTCTAACAATGATTGCGTTTTTGTAGGGATTTGATGCTCGTCTCATCAATACAAATAATGTCTTCTATTTTGTGTTGTTGAATCGTCTCGTAGAATTTGGCAAGTTCCTCGTTGATATTGATTTCTTTTCCCCAACGAAGAATCGGTTCGTGGCGAATACGGGTGAGTTTCAAGGTGATGTTGTTGTCATTGACGACTTGTCCCAAATGGGTGCGACTCAGGGTCATAGAAGGGTACCTCCGTTTTATCAAATACAACAAATCTTCCATTGTAACTGTCTTGTTCTTCCGTAATTCGTCCTTGATAAATCGTATATGTTCTCGCTTGACTTTGTAAGCAATGGGTGTTCGGTTTTGACGCCGTATGTTGCCTTTTCGCTTGTATTGTTCTACCCATCGCATCAAACTGCGCCGGGAACATTGAAATATTTTACACACCTCCTCCTGGGTCTTGTCCTCCACTAAATAGTGCTGAACAGCGGTCAATTTGTAGTCCTCACTCTTATGGGACATATTTATACAATTATAACATAAAAAACTTAAAAATGTGGTGAGTTATATTATAGAATGGAGCAAGAAAATGCCGAACTCAAATTGAAGATAGAGAAACTCACTCAACACATTGCTGAGTTGGAGGAACACTTGAAAAAATACACGAATAGCACCCGACACTTGAAGTATTATGAAAACAACAAGGAGGTCGTGAAAGAACGCACCAAGAACTATGTGGAAAAAATCAAAGAAAGTAATCCTGAGAAGTTGAAGGAGTGGAGAAGAAATTATTACCTGAAGAGGAAAGAGAAGTTGAAAGAACAACAAACCGAAAATACATAAAGATATGTTTATATTGTTTCAAAATGGTTCATTGGATATACATTTTGAAATGTGAAGGTGATGTTTATTATGTTGGTGAAACAACACGATTATATAGAAGATTTTGGGAACATCAAGATGGATGTGGTGGATTAAATACCCAGATTCACCCACCAGAAACAATTGTAGCTATCTATCCAATACACAGATTATATAAATTTATTCGTCATACTCAGCTAATAAAGAGTAACAATTATAACACGGGTTATAATATATTTTTTGATAGAAATGGTATATTGGAAAATTTCAATATTGAAGATGAGTATGACCAGTTTAACCATTTATGGACAGAAAACTTTATTGTTGAAAAAGTAATGATTGACAATAAAGAGAAATGGGAAAATATCCGTGGAGGCAAATATACAAGATTCAATACTGAATACTGTTTTCCAACAAATAGTTATGTTAAGGAACTACCTAATTGTCATTGTGGGTTTCCCTGCGACATAAAGAAGAATGATAGTGATAATTATTTATACTTTCGTTGCGCTAAGAAAAATATGTGGGACGATTTGATAGAAGAATTTGATATAGAAGATGAGCCGTGTAAATTTTTTATGAGATATACAAATGATACAAGTTATAATACAGAATATGAACGCCGTAAAGAACGAATCAAAGAGTTGTTGAAGAAATCAGGATGGCTACGAAATTTAGGTTTCTACGAGTTTTGTGTAGGAGGGTGTGGTAAATCATATGATGGAGATTATTGTGTGAGATATGGTAACGGTATAAATCTATGCTTTGATTGCTTTCTTGACGATGATACGCGAAACAAACTCAAAGAAGCATATCCAGACATTCCAAAAGGTAAATGTTTGATTGATACCAGTCAATTATAATAATTTAAGTATTTAGGAATTATATCGTAAAATACTTAAAGATAATATCTTTAGGCAATATAGAGGATGGGTAAAAAGAAGAAGGACGACCCCTCCAACGAAAAAGTCACTCGCAATGATGTCAAATCACGCAAGGAAATCAATAAAGACACCGAATTCACCTGTGTTAAGATGAGTTACAATTCATTGGTTGGTAATAACTATTTGAACGGCGGTATCCAAGACATTGTCTTGAACATCAACAAAATTTGTTTCTTGTCTTACCAACTGTTGAACTACCATTTTACCCGTCTTTTAGACGAAAATAAACCCTTACCACCCATCACGCAAAACCTGTTTTATCAAGCGTGTTCTACGGTATCTGTAATGAAAGACCGCAAAGAGAAAATAGATACCACCGACGAACTCTACATCAGTTTTTCACATTATAAGAACCATCTGGGTGACCTGCCTTTTCGTGACCGTATGGGCAATCTCATCAATAATTTGAATCGGCAACAGCTGACGATGACTGAAAACCATCTCAAACTCAATTTCTACAAACGCTTTCATAAGTATTTGGAATTGAAAACCGGCGAAACACGCAAGGGAGTCATATACCAGTGGTTGAAAGACATTTATGCGGAAGAGTACGACGGTAAGAACTTTTTCATTCGGCGTATGCGAGAGTGGCTCAAATACCCACCCACCGAAGACAATATCAAACGCCATTCGTCCCATTTCGTAAGCATCTATCATAAAATCTTACAGACCTTTGAAAAATACCCTTACACCAAAGGAGTTAGAACCTTTAATTTGTTACCCACCAAGAACTCGTTCAGTTTGTCGGCGATTGAAATCTGTAGTAGTTGTTTGAAGGACATTATTGGGTACTTCACCAAGCAACCCGTGAAGGATTTTGATGAGAACAAATCCGTCTATTGGTATGAGCTGTTTCACATAGAAAAATACGAAACACGGCACCGCAAATTCGCCAACACGATTTATACCGATGGTAAAGTAGCCGTGGTGCGACTCAGGAAACCCAAAAAAGCCGCGGCCAAACCCAAAGACATCCAGAAAATCCGCTACGACCAATTGGTAGGGATTGACCCAGGTGTGCGTTCCTTACAAACTTCGTGTAACGACCAAGGAAGAGTGCTGGAAACTACCACTCCCAGTTACCGCCACGACTGTAAAATGAAATACGCCTGTAAAAAACGAGAAGGATGGTATAAGAAATGGAATCAATACGAAATGTGGCGAAACATTCCCAGTTTCAAAACCGCCAATATAGACAATATGTTACAGTACTTCAAATATACTTATCCTCATTTAACGGCTATTTTCCGGTTTCATTTGTATAAGAACTTTCGGGGGTTATCGTTTCGTTCCTATTGTCGTGGGAAAGCGACAATGGACAAT